TTTTTTGTGGATTTAAAATGAGTTTAAAGAGGGTTTAAAAATGGCTGAGTTGAATTTAGCGTTGACGCTAAAAGCACGAGACCAAGCAAGCCGAGTTTTTCAGCGGGCACAATCGCAGATTAAGCAAAGCACAAAAGCAATGGCAAGTGCACGCGAAACGTTGGGCGTGCGAAGTGAACATAAAATCCAACAAGAAATTAATCATACCATTGCCGCTTATAACCGATTAAAACGTAGTGGCACAGCCACTAGTCGCGAATTAGCGCGTGCGGCTGAAGCGACGCGCTCAAAAATTGCTGGGCTTAATGCGGAAATGGGGAAAACCTCTTGGGGGCAACGATTAGGCAATGTTGGAACTGCCATTGCTAGTGTGGGCGCAGGCATGGCGGCTGGAGCTATGGTGATGGCGCAACCCATGAAAAAGGAAATGGACTATGACCGACGCTTGGCGATGGTATCCAATACTGCCTTCTCCGACCGAGACGTAGCTGGGCGAATTGCAGGAAAGAAAGAATTACATGATGCGGTGAAAAGTGCGGTAGAAACTGGAGGGGGGACAAAAGAAGAAGCACTTGATGCATTGGATAAAATGCTGGCTTCTGGTTCTGTTAAAGCTGATACGGCAATGAAATTATTGCCAACTTTACAAAAAGCAGCGGTAGGTACAGGAGCAAGTGCCGAGGACTTAGCCCAAATTGCCATTTCAGCTATGCAACAATTCGATATTGGTGAAGATAAAATTGGTGAAGTTTTAGATAAAGCGGTAGCAGCAGGACAAGCAGGTAATTTTGAATTGTCAGATATGGCTCNGGCTGCAGGTAAAGCTGCTGGTTTAAGTGGTATGAATGGCTTAGAAGCGCTACTAATGGCAAACCAACAAGCTAGAGTTACTGCAGGTTCTGAAGATGAGGCAGGCAATAATTTATCTAATTTATTAGTCAAAATTTCTGCCAAAGAAACAAATGAACGATTCAGAAAACTCGAAATAAAGGGAAAAGACGGTAAAACTCATGGTATTGATTTCATCAAATCCATGGAGAATGAGAAAAAACAAGGTAAAAATTCACTTGAAGCCTTTATGTCTATTATGGATATGGTTATAGGACAAGATGAAAAATATAAGGAGTTGCAAAAGAAATTAAAGACAGCAAAAAAAGAAGAACAAGCTGGAATTATCAAGGAAATGTCTAATTTGGTAGAAGGTACTGCTATCGGGCAAATTGTGTCAGACCAACAAGCGCTAATGGCTCTATTGGGTATGCGTAATAATGTTCAGCTAGGGAAGGATGTTCAGGAGCAATTACAAAATTCTAATGGTGCTGTCGATAAATCACATGCTGTTATACAAGATACCAATAGTGCCAAATTGGAAAATGCAAAAAATAGCTTTGAATTTGCACAAATGGAAGGCATGAAAAGTTTTAATAATGCACTTGGCGATGCGGCTACAAAACTGGCTGAATATGCGAAAGCCTATCCTGATTTAACCTCTACACTGACTGCAGCTGGCACTGTTATTACAGCATTAAGTACGGCTGCGATTGCGGCTAGTGGTGCATTAGCATTATTGGGCGTTAAACGAGGCGGAATTGGGCTTAGTGATGTAGCAGATGTTGCTGGCAATCTAGGAAAAGGGAAAAACGGTTTAAAAATTAAAGGGGGCGGTAAGTTAGGCAGTATTCTTAGTGCAGGGGCGCTTTTTACTAGTGGTTTAATGATTGCTGGAGAACAACGTACAACGGAAGAAGCGAAGGCTGAAGAAAAAGCTGAGGCGAAAACCGCTCAAGAAAAACAGCTTGAAAACCAATTTTATGCCAATGCTTACGGTGGCAATAAACCGATCACAACCCATTACGCACCGCAAGGTTTCGGTTATAACAAAAATTCAGTCTGGGGGACGGCTTCTCGCTCGGGCGAAGTGGCTGAAATTGCACGTAAAGATGAAGTTGCCGCTTTACGCCTTGAGCGAGGCACACTCACGCAAGCCCAATATGATGAGCGCACGCGCCAAAGTGCGGTGAAAATTGCGGACATTCGTAATCAGGGGAAAGGCTATTCAGGCTTAGCTGTAGCGGCTAATGACACCGACTCCGCTTTAAGTCGCACACTGGGTGATTTATCTGGCTTGGCTAACTATCAAGCAGACTTTCAGCATTTTGGGCAAACCATTAGCGACGGATTAAAAACTGCCATTGAAAGCCAAAATTTTACAATTCAAAATCAAATTAAGATTGATATGGATGGGCGACCTGTTTATGAAGGGGTTGCTGAAAATATCTATCAATCAATGAAACGGGGGTAACTATGGGTTGGACAATGCCTGTGCAACGTGCGAGTTTTCGTGGCGTGCGTTTCGATGTGCTTTCGGTGGATGATGATGTCTATCGCTCGACCATTGAGCATGCTTATCCTTTCGTCAATGGCGCAGACGTGGAAGATTTGGGGTTAAATCCATTAACCGTGCGTATGCAAGCCGTATTTTATGGGCCAGGTTATTACACGGACTTTAAGAAGTTTTTAAGCGTGTTACAAAAATCAGGTGCGGCAACATTAGTGCATCCGATTCGTGGGCGTTTGCAAAATATGATTTGCACCGGGGCGAGTTTTCACCACGAAGCGGAGATGATTGATTATGTGGCGTTAGATTTGACTTTTATCGAATCTACGCCAGCTAAACCGATTTTTGTCTTTAATTATTCCCTATTGGCCAAAATAGATGCCTTACTGACTGAATTAGAAAATTTTGTTGATGATGTGATGGCATTGTATGGCGAATTTATGGAGATTGTTGCCTTTGCTGCTAATACAAAATCACGTTTGTTGGGCGTGTATGGCGCATTATTTGGCTGTTTTGAGCAAGTACGCGGGTTATTTGATTTTGATAAAACGAAGTATGGTGTATCGCCTGTCGTGACACAAGATAACTTTAAAGCAAAATCTAGCCGAGCTGTGCGTGATTTGGTGACAATGATTGATTTTGGATTGCGCCAAATTGCTTCGCGCAAGGACTTAACTACCCGAGCAAAATTTAATGAGGTACTCCGCACAATACGTCAAATTAAGCATATCCCTGCTGATTTGGTAAGCGGTAAGAATATCAAATCTGCCAAAGAGCAAGCCGCGTTGAAATCATTAACGACCTCTTTTAGTAAGGATGATACAGAATCTGTGCATTTAATGATGCAGTTAGCCTCCAGTGTTGCTTTGTTGCGTATTGCCACTGAATTGGTAGAGGACGATGATTTATTGCCACAGGATATTGATTACATCACGACTCAAGTGCGGTCGCAAATTATGGATAATTTACAATTGTTACGCAAACAAGTGGACGATGAACATCGTGGGGAAAATATCACGGTATTAAGCACACCTAATACGAGTTTTTATACGGCTGCGCACAATACGGCAGAGCAATTACGCAATAAAGCGCATAAGTTTACTCAACTTGCCCTTGCGGCAATTAATCGTAAACCGCCTTTAATGGTTCGCGAAGTGCTATTTAGCGGTACCGTACAACAAATTGCACATGCATTTTATCAGGATTACAAACGCGCAGATGAATTATTAAGGTTGAATCCGCAGATCCGTTATCCGAATTTTGTTGAGCGTGGGGAGTGGTTAAACAGCTATGTCAAATAATTACCCTTATGAAAATGATGTTACGGTGGAAGTGGACGGTAAAGCCCACAATAGCTGGAAAAGTTATGATATTGATAGTGACTTTTTAATCCCTGCCGACGCCTTTAAATTTGATTTGGGCGTGCCTTCAAACAGCACGGTTTTACCTGATTTTTCGGGGGCTGAAGTGAAAGTGCGTATTAATGGCGAGTTGGTGATGACAGGCATCGTAGATACGACACAGCATACTATTAGTAAAACTAACCGCACTTATAGCCTCAATGGGCGTGACCGTGCGAGTATCCTTGTGGATTGCTCTGCCCCAATCACCAATGTAAAAGGCTTGACCGTGTTGGATGCAGTGACAAAAATTGTTGAACCACTTGGTATTAAAAAAGTGGCATTGCGTGCGGAAAATAACCCAACATTAGATAAAGTCGATATTGACGTGGGCGAAACAGCATGGAACGCGGCAATGCGTTGTGCGAACTCGGCAGGCTTGCACTTGTGGTTTGAACCCAATGGGGAGCTGATTGTAGGCGGTGCGGATTACAGCACGCCACCTGTGGCGACCTTGTGTTGCATGAAAGACGGCAAACGAAATAACTTTGAGCAGGCGGATTTAACGTTTGATGTATCAAATCGTTTTAGCGAAGTCACTTTTCTTGCACAAAGCCACGGCAAGCAAGGGCAAGACAATAAAAATGATCTGAAATGGGTTTATAACGATCCTGAAATGACCATCTACAAGCCGAAAACCGTGGTTGTATCTGATGTGGATAATTTAGAAGCCTTGCAAAAATGGGCGAAAAAATACATTGCGGACAGTGTGCTGGAAGGTTTTACCCTTACTATCGTTGTGCCCGATCACAAAATGCAAGACGGCACATTATGGCAACCAGGGCAACGTGTGCACGTGATTTGCGAGGAATATGAGATTGATGCCATTTTCTTTCTTATGGGACGGCGTTTTACGCTGAGCCGAAACGGTGGCACACAAACGGAATTACGCTTTAAACAAGACGGCATTTGGACACCAGACGCTTACAGCGCAAAAGCGGAAAAAGCACGTAAACGTAAGGGTAAAAAAGGTAAGAAAAAGAATCAAGGCGATTTGATTTCGACAAACGGACAAGGTGGTTGGACAAAATGAGACGATTAAGCCAAGCCATTCAACAAAAGGCGCAAGGTGCGGTGGACGAAATCCGTCAAGCCTTTCGCGGTGTGCTGCACTTGGTGAAAAGTGCGGACAATATTCAGAAAGTTCAGGCCTCGGGTCTTGCCGATGAAACCTTACAAGACGTGGAGTTGATGCAACAATTCGGCTTAACGTCCGTGCCACCTGCCGGCACGCAAGTGGTGGTATTACCCATGGGGGGCGAAACAACTCATTCCATTGTTATTGCGACCGAAAACGGATCTTTTCGTGTTAAAAACCTAAAATCGGGTGAAACTGCCGTTTACGATGAAAGCGGCAGCACGATTATTTTAAAACAAGGTCGATTAATCGAAATTGATTGTGATATATTAAAAATAACCGCTACGACCAAAGTTGAGATTAGTAGTCCGATTGTTGAGACAGACCGTGTGTTTACTGCACAAGGGCAAATTAACGGTAATGGCGGCATGGCAATTCAAGGTGGTTCCGGTGCGTCGTTTACTGGCAATGTGACGCAAACTGGCGGTAGTATCACGACTGATGGCGATGTAACGGCAAGCGGTAAATCCCTTGTTAGCCATACCCACCAAGGCGACAGTGGCGGCATGACAGGACAGCCACAATAACTTAATTAAGGGGGCGCTGAAATAGGCTGCCTCCTTTTTTTTATCCCTTTCTTTTACTCTGTCAATATGGACAGAGAGATCAGCCCGCTTACCGGGGACTATACAAGTAAACAAATCAGTACGCTTGCCAATGCAGCGTATATCAGATTGACCACACCATTAGGCTCTTGGTGGGCAGATGGGCGTGTAGGCTCTCTGCTCCATCTTATTCCGCGCGAAAAAGATTTGTCGCGCATAGGTTTAATTGCACAACAATATGCCGAAGAAGCCTTGCAACCCTTGATTGATGATGGACGTGCTGACGAAATTATTGTCAATCATACCCAACCACATAACGGTGTATTGATTTTAGATATATCCATCCGAGATAACCGGGGCGAAACCTATCATTTTAAACACCCGGTAAAAGTCATTTAAAAAGGGTTTAAACCATGTTTATTGTGCCGAGTTTAGAAGATATTCGCCAAGCGATTTTGCGCGATGTGCAGTCATTAGAACCGAGTGCTGATGTGAGCATAGACAGTGACTATTATGCACGTGCCAGTAGCCTTGCTGCCGTAGCGGAAGGTATTTACGCCCATCAAAAATGGATTATTAAACAATTCTTTCCAGATACTGCCGACACAGATTTTCTTGAAAAACATGCTGGCTTGCGAGGTATTCGCCGTCGTAATGCGACTTATGCCAGTGGGCGCGGTGCAACTGTAACGGGTACCCCTGATGCAGTGATTAAAGCTGGATTGCAAATTAAAACAGACGATAACCGATTTTATGAAACCACCGAAAGTGCGGTGGTTTCTGCAAGCGGTTCTGCCGTTATTGCAGTGCGAAGTCTTGCGACAGGTGCAAGCCAAAATATTAAAACTGCGACAAAGGCAAACTTTATGGCGGCACCTTTAGGCGTGCAATCCGATGTGGTGCTAAATGATGTAATTGGTGCAACGGATGCGGAAAGCGATGCGTCTTTGCTTGAACGCTTGCTTGAGATTATTCGCCGACCACCTGCAGGGGGTAATCGTTATGACTATCGTACATGGGCGTTATCGGTGGATGGCGTGGATGCTGCTTATGTTTACCCGTTGCGTCGTGGGCTTGGTACGGTAGATATTGCGATCACATCAAATAACGATGTGCCAAGCGATGAAACAATACGTCGCTGCCAAGAATATATTGATGATGTGCGCCCAGTAACCGCTCGAGAAAGCAAAGTGGTGAAACCTGATGTAACAAAAGTCAATTTTAATATTCAGGTGAAAATCAGTGGCGTGAGCTTACCCGAAATTAAGGCCGCTATTTCCACCGCGCTTGCGGATTATTTTAATACGTTAATCCCCGGTGATGATTTGATTGTGTCGCAATGTGAAGCGGTGGTGAATAACTTGGTAGGTGTGGTTGACCGTAAGTTTACGACACCTATCACTAATCTAAAAGCAGATGTGCGTACAAAAATTGAGTGGTTTCGGTTAGGTCAAATTACCGTTACGGAGATGGCATGATACAAACTGACCACAAAAAGGTATTGGCAAAACTTTATCCGCCTATTTCGTATGATGTTAATGGTGAACGTTTTTTAGCGCAATGTGAGGTAGATGGTCATGTATTTGACCGATTACAAAAAAGTGCGGTGGATTTATTGCAAATTATTGAACCAGCCACCTCCAATACCATGTTGTCCGATTGGGAACGTTTATGCGGCATAAGAACAGATTATAGCAATAACTATCAAGCACGAGTAAAACGTGTCATTGCCAAGTTAAATGCGATTGGGGGCTTATCCATTCCCTATTTTAAACGGATTGCGGAAAGTATTGGATATCGCATCGAAATTAAAGAGTTTTCTCCCCTTGCTAATGATTTGCCAACGACGGGAGATTTGGTTCAATTTCGCAATGAAGCTCGCGATAACTTGATTTTTATGTGGCGAGTATCGGTGCTTAATGGAGATGACAATATTGTGTATTTTCGAGCAGGCACCTCCTTTGCGGGTAATCATTTAGTGGAATTTGGTGACCCGATTATTGAGGAGTTCTTCCGAGATTTAAAACCTGCACATACTTACTGTTATTTTGCTTATCAAACAGGATCTTAATATATGAAAAGTTTAATGCCTCAAATTGATTCAAATGATGGCCTTTTCCACAATGGTAATCCAGCAACAGGCGAACAAGGCACGCGAGTAACCGATACGTGGCTTAATAATTTGCAAGACCGAGTACGCGATGTACAAGCGGAAGCGCATTATGTTTTGCAAAAAGCGGGGTTTACACCGAAGGCGGAAACACAAACGCAGTTATATCAAGCGATTGTGAAGATTATTGATGATAACCGAAAGACGGCAAGTTTAACTCAAAAAGGCGAAACCAAACTCTACACTGGCTACGATAGCCAAAGTGAAGATTTGGCATTAACGCCTAAAACCGCTTATCAGCTAAAACAACTTATTGACTCCAACACACGCTCTCTTGGCAATTTTATCCCCAATAGCAAAAAATCCTCTGCCGTAAATAGCAATAGCGCAGATACCGTCGCAACCAGTGCTGCGGTTAAAACTGCTTATGACAAAGGCGTGGAAGCCAAAAATGCTGCAGATAATGCCCAGCGTAGTGCAAATGATGGCATAAATAGA